GTCCGCGCTACGCAGGGACGCGCCACTCAGGTCCGCCTGCGCACCCTCTGCGCCAGATGCAGCGCACCACTCACGGTGCAGTTGTAGGATCTTGGCTAGCTGTTCGGCGGTCATTTTGCGTTCCTGCCCCACTGATTGATCGTGGTCGTCACAGTGGTGACACTCACCACCGCGGGCGCACGATTCCTCTGCGAGTGCGAGACGAGCTGCACGTCCGTCCAGCTCTTCAGGCGGTACTGCCCCGAGTCTAGCCGAACGCAGTACATGTCGTGGCGGCGTCCGCCGATTCCGACGACCACGCCCCACTGCCCCTTCGTGGCACCACTCCATACGCGGCAGCGCCGGCCGACGTGCCCCTGCATCGAGCGGATGATCGGGCCCTCTGTGTTTCGGTATGCGTAGACTGCAAACGTGGTCATTGACTCTCTCCCTCTGCGGCGGTTGCCGCGTGATTGTTTGGCGTGGCTTCGCCGCCGTCGTCGTCTCCCACGACGTGCATGCGCGGCGCGGTGTCTATCTTCATGCGCGCCAGTCCCTCGCGGACGCGGCCAACGTCCCCCGGGCGGCCGATCTTTTTCGCGATGCGCTCGATGGAGCAGCCGGCCCACCACGCTTTGCGAATGCGTTCGTCGGTTTCGTTTGCCATTGCTCAGTCCTCCGCCTACTCGTCTGCGGGGAGCACGTGGCGCAGCACGCGCCCACTCGGGCTGCGAACAACGACCGGGCGGCCGGAGCGGTTCGCTTCATGAATTGCTTGGCGGGTGATCCGGCGCCGATTGTCCCAGCGGTTGAAGTAGTGATCCCATTCAAACATCTGTTCTATCGTGAGCGTGATTTCCGCGTCGGCTGCGTGTTCAGTCATCGGCCCGCTCCCCGCCCGCCGAGCAGACGATGAACCCCGCGAATCCCCGAGTCAGCGCGTAATCCGCTGCTTCGTCGGGATCATTGAACCAGCGCGCGATCAGGGGCGTTCCGTGAATGTCGACGACGTAAAACATGGCGTGGCTTCCTTTCGATCCCTTGGGGCGGATGGTACCGCCACTGTTTGCCTTTTGTCAACCCTTGCAGTTTGCCGAGCGTTTCCGCCTACTTGACTGAGACGATCCGACCATCGCTGACCTTCGCTGTAGCGTACCAGCGATGCGGCGCCGGGAAGTGCGGGCCCTCAAGCGAGATCGTCCCATTCAGCGGCGCGTTTCCACCGAAGGGCCCGGGCTGGAAGTAGGTGGGCCGCGCGCCGGCTGCGATGTCGCGCTTGAGGGCCGTCTTTGTCGGGTAATTCTTGCTCGTGTACATCGTCTCCCCTTTCGGTGCCGGGCTTGAGACCGGCTTTGCGGTTTACACTGCGGCGTGGCGTCGTATAGTTACCTTAGCGCGTCCGTTCCCATTTGTCAAGCGTCAACGTATCGGGCCCCTGTTCCGTGCGCCCGGATCACCACGGATAGCCCCGCACCGTTGCAGCCTATCGGGCAGGTATCGCAGGTCACACGATGCCCCGCTTCCTTCGCCGCGGGACATTGCGCCTCCCTCGGCGCCCGGAGCGCGGCGTCGCCCACCACGCGGAACGTGCGCCACCCCGCGGCACGCAGGGTCGCCGCTTCCTCGGCGCACTCCGTCGATGCCATTACCTGCCCGCGCAGGTAGGCTCCGCAGTCTGCCGCACGGTGGGTGTAGCCTGTGTGACGCGCGGCACCCTCAATCAGAGCGCGCCAGACCCCGGCAGACTCCGGCACAGCCCCGGGGTCGCCGTAGGCCCCGATGCGGATTGCGCGACCGGCGAGGAGAATCCGCGCCGCGCTCGGCCACGCTACAGGGTATCGGCCGCGCTTCCATGCGCGCCAGACCGAAAGCGGGGCTTGGCCTACGTTGACGTAGCATGCGCGCCCCCGCCGCTTGCCAGTCGGCAAGAGGGCGCCGCGCAGCGGGCACGCCCCGCACACTGAGGCATCGGCGTCGGTACGAAGTGCGGCGATCGGGTCGACGTCGGCGCGCATGATCCACGTTTGAACCATTGCACCCGTTTTCCTGTTCGCCGACCCTGCGCCCCGCAGCCCAGTCATGATCACGACTATCGGTGCTCCGTCGATCGCCGACGGCCCGCGGTAAAGCTCGAATCCATTCGGTTTCATCGTGCAAGTTTCCTCTTATGCTGGTTGCCAGTTGGCAAGCGTGGTTTCTGTTTATGAAAACGCTACGTCGCCGCCTTCCTGCATGGAGTGGTGGGCGTCGTCGCTGACTACCAGCGAATCAAGTACCTCAATTCCAACCAGCTTGCCCACTTCGATTAGACGTCGCGTAATGGTGTAGTCTTCCGTGCTCGGCTGTACATCCCCGCTCGGATGGTTATGCGCGACGATTATGGCTTGAGCGCCAGCCACGATCGCCGCACGGAACACTTCGCGCGGGTGTACGAGAGTCGTGTTCAGGGTGCCGATGGTTATGCGGTCAAGCGCAAGGGCACGGTGCCGCGAGTCCAGTAGGAGCGTAATAAAGTGTTCCCGAGGCTCGCCCGGACCGATGAATGCTCGGATGATTTCAGCGGCACACTTCGGCGTAAGGCACTTGCGCGCGTCCATCTTAGCGCCCTTGCCGTACGTAACTCGGATTTCCCTTACCTGCATGGTGCTTTCCTCTTCCTGCGGCCGACGCCGCGGGTTTCGTGGTTACTCTCCCCGCAGAATCCGCGCATGATCGAAGAGCGCCGCCGCCAAGTCCGTTGCGAATGCCCCCGCGCGTAGCAGTCTCGCCATTTCGGAAAACCCAAACGCTTGCGCGGTTTCTGCCGAGACGCGCACACGTGCGAGGCTGCCGGGCGTCGAAAGGTTGCGCGCGATGTAGTCGCACTCCGCGGCCATTATCTCCTGAACCTGCGCGTCCAGCGAGGGTCGGTATGCTGCGCCCATGACTACCGCGCCATCGCTTGCAGCTTGGCAGGGTTCTGACGTGCCTTGCGCTCATTCCGCGACCGGCGTGCGGCCGAGCGTACGATTCGCATGCCCCAAGCCCCCTCTTCGTTCAAGCCTGGGCCGAAACCGTACCCACCGACGGTCTCTACTAGCCACTCCAAAGACTGCCCGACGTAAACGAGAAAAACCCCGGCGTCTCCGTGTGAGTAGTCGGGATGGCGGAGCGCGTCGAGTTGTTCTTCGCGAGTCTCTCCCGGCGGAGCGTCAATGATGCCGAGGCTAAGGTTGCCTTCCGTCTTCGTGTGAGCGATCCCGCAGAAACGTGCGGTAGCGTAGGATGCATCGCCTTCCCTACCCTTCATGCGCTTCTCGGTCGCCACGAGATACTCAGCGACATAGCTGCCGCCCCAGTGGAGATAGATGCCCGGGTAGATCTTCTCTTTGTCGCAGAAGTGGACTAGTGCGCGATTACCCATTGTGTGCTCCCCTGTTCTTACGCGGCACTCTCGCCGCTTGACCCTAATCTAGTGTATCGGTTTCCATCTGTCAAGCCTTGAATGGAAATAACTCGAGGGCAAACGAAAAAAGGTAGAGGCAAACGAAAGGCCGAACATTCTCGGGGCCACGCAGTGGCCCAGCCCGCCCCGCCGCTCCTGCCGTCCACCACGCCCGACCTAGGCCGAACGTGTGCCACCATGCAAGCATCCTCGCGCGCCAATCCCTGTTCATTCGCACGCTTGCCCTGCCCTGCCGCCAAACGCCGCATCTGGCGTGCGCCACGATAGGGTATGCAAGGCACGTCTCGCCCGCCCTGCGTCCCCTCAGCTGGCATCCCCCCACCCCATGGCGGAGACGGTGCCGGCAGGGGGGAAACGCGGCGAAGCGCGGTAGCGTTGAGGACCACGGAAATTGTTGCCAAAGTGCGAGGGGGACACCGCAGCAGCACTGCCCCCAGTGCTCCACAGTGTCCCCCATTCCCTCACTGCATCATGCGCACCGCACGCCGCGTCCGCCCCACGTACGGCGCACAGTCCCCGGTGACCGACGCCTCATACCGGCACTGCGCCGGCAGCTTGTGCATGGTGCCACCGATCGTGTCTACGTCCGCGCCGATGGCGGGCCAGGGCGAGGAGATGGTCCACCACGAGGGCTTGGAGGTGTAGACGAGCGAGGCGGGGAAGCTGACGCCGGGCCAGCTCACGGGGCCGGTCGAGCTGGCGACGTTGTTCACGCTGTCCGTGTCGGCGCGCGGAACGAGCCGCAGCAGTCCTTGCACGAGGTTGCGTTCGATCCAGAAATTCGCATCGCGCGCCGAGTAGCTGGTCTCGTCGTAAGCGAAGGCGCTGAAATTCTTGGCAAAGAGAGATGCTGTGTTCAGCAGTAGCGATCCGTCGAATTCGATGGGGCCTGTGTCTGGGTCTTGGATTACATGTACGATGCCGAACGAGGCATAGTCCGTGCTTGCGGCAGCCCCGTCGTCGATGTTCCCTCCCGTAGACACACGATTTCGGTAAGCGAAATTGTTCGACGCCTGCGGTCCCCACCAGTCGTCTGTCATCATCCGGCAATCCATGTCGTTGCCTTCGAGGAGCTGCGCTGCGACTGCGCCATGCGTGAGCGTTGACGACGCCCGCACGTTGTCGGCTCCGTACGTCACGTTGCAGGCCAGCATCTCAAGCAGCCCATCTACGCCGGCGACTCTACGGATGTAGTTGTACGCGAACACATTGCCCTGCGAGTTGGCTGTTCTAATCGCCTGCCAATCCTTCACGAGAATGTTGTCGATGATGGCGTTCTGCACAGACCCAAGGCCCGCGTCGATCGCAGCCTCGTTGTTGTTGTGGTAGTAGCAGCGCTCAACTTTTCCTTGAGCGAACAGATTGCGCGCAGCGTTTGCGTATTCGAGCCCTTGGTTGTAGAAGTCCGTGATCGTGACCCCGGTGAACCATGAGTCCACAGCCATCGTGATCCTGACGTGCGCGTCGTAGTAGTTGGCTGCCACCGTGAAGTCGTAGTGCGTGATGGTGAGGTCTTCTACGCCGACTTGCTCGACGGGGGTGAACGGGGTCACCACTTGTTGCGCCCTCGCATCTGATGCGCTCTCAATGAGTGGACGGTCCAGCGTGATCGTGCCGGCTCCACTCGAAACACTGCGCGCTGTCACCTTCGCTTGGAAGTAATTACGCATCCGCTGCGGACTATCCGGGCGGCACGCCGTGCCAATGCCGTAGTTCGCATCGAAGCACGCATCGGTGCGTACCCACTTCCCCGCAGCCGGATCGAAGTCCGCCGTATTCGCGACGGTGAGCACTGTAGTGCCAACGGTGAAGCCTGCGGTCCAGTTGACTGCTGTGCCAGAGTTTGAAGCCGAGCAGATTTCAAAGAACGCCGCACCGCTCTCGCTTGGAAATATCCCGCAATTAGCGGCCGGCGTGTCGTGCATGAACTTGATCGACGTGTTCGCAGCTCCGCCGCCTCTCAGCACGATCTTCGAGTCCTGAATGTCGATGATCCCGGTGCCGACGTTGAACACGCACGGTGTCCCGCTGTCACCCGCAAGCAGGATGATCGTGGGCGTCGCCGGGGCCTGCCCTTCCGCCGTTGCGATGGCGGTCCTAATCTCCGGCCCATCGTCCGTCGCGTTGTCGGCGCAGTCCACGCCCTGTGCCGTGCCGACGTTGATGACTGTCCACGCGGACGTGTCGGGGATCGTCGGGATGTACCAGTCCGGCACACGCGAGCTGGAGATCGTCAAGTCTCCCAGCGGCGGGGCGGACCAGGCCGGGAGGGCGAGGAGGAGGGAGAGGGCGAGAGTGTAGAGGGTTCGTCTCATGGAATCGGCCTCGCGATGTAGTCGGTGTAGTTCGAGACGCCGGCCGGGCCTTGGATCACCTGCACGCCATGAGCGACGAGATCGTCCGTCATGTCGTCGATGGTCTGGACGTCGTAGGTGTTCGCGCTCGTGCCAACGAGCACGAGCTTCGCGCCGCGAATGATCCCGAGCAGCACCGTGTTCTCATTGACGCCGAGCGTGCCCGGGTCATCGTAGTAGTCGCAGTTGTCGGAGCCGTCGCCGAGCTGCCAGCCGTCGCTGCGCTGCGTGCCAGTGGCCGCGGAGTAGTCGCACGCGCAGCGCGCCGCACCAGAGCAGGCGTCGTTGTTCCAGTTGCTATCCGACCTCCACCACGCCTTCTGATCCATGTTCAGCGAGTACGGCACGCCAGCGGCGATGAGTCCGTCCGTCACGGCCTTGAAGCCAACTACGTACTCGCTCCAGCCGTAGCTCGTTGGCTGCGCGCTCCACGGGGTCCCGCCGCCGATCCTGTAGGCATCGTGCGTGGCATGGCTCGACGTGTTGGTCGCTGCGCCGTCGTAGTGGTCGGTGTCCCAGCCGTTGCACTTCTTGTCGCCGTCGCCACCGATCCACTGCTCGACGGTGTGGTAGAGCTTGCTATGCGCGCCGTCGAGGTCGTAGGCTTCGCGGCACATGTACTGCGCTGCCTTCCACGTTAGGTGGAACGAGTGAGCCCACGAACTGACCTGTCCCCAGAGCGCTGCCATACGCGCAATCTGCCACGCCTGATAGCTTGCGTTCGAGAGGTTCGCGAGGTATCCGCTCGCAAACGTGAAGCGCTTCAGGTACTCGGAACCTGTGACGATCCCGGACTGATGCGGAAGGTAGTGGACCTTCGTCTGATAGGTCGTTGCGGTTGCGCCAGTGAGCGCGTCGAGATACTTGTCGGGCCGCTGGCAATCCTGCGTGGTGCTCGTGTGCGCATACTCGACGTGGTCTCCCGAGTAGCAGAAATTATAGCCGCAGCGACCCGCGGCGACGTTCGCGGCGTCGCTACACGCCACGCCCCCGCAGCTATCGTCGCACGTCGTATCACAGCCGCCGCCGCCCGTCATCGCTTGGCAGACGTAGTCGCTCTCCGTCGAGAAGAACGCAGTCACGTCACTCCACGTGCGGATGGTGTCGACGAGGAACTCCTTCGTGAACCCGGGCAGCGCGAGCATCGGGTAGGAGACCGTATCGAGCCGATACCAGAGCATCGCTTGGAGTGGTGCGCCGCCACTGCGGCGAAGCGCGTTGACCTCGGCTACCCAGTTGCGAATTCCCTCGATCGTGTTGTACCCGCCCGTGGTCCCGGTGCCAGACGGCCAGCAGTCCGGGTCTTCGTCCATCACAGCGCCGTTCGCATCGGTGGACGGGGACAGCGCCGAGCCCTTCTCGGCGAGCACCGTCGAAACCGCGTTCTCCGCGTCGAGATCGATGAACACGGCCTTGTCGGCGATCGTCTGCTGCGAGATGCCCCATACCGGAGGTGTCGAGCATACGGTCCCCGTCTCCATCCCTCGCACGACCCACGGGATGCCGTAGTCGAGGCGCCCGAACAGGGAGATCCCGGGGCCGGTGAACGAGACGCCGAGCAGCAGCAGCATCGGCAGCACAAGGAAAAGGAGTTTCCGCATGGCTACTGCAGTGTCCTTCGCAGCGTCAGCTCGACGCCGATCAGCAGCCCGGGGCTGGTGTTGGTGTCTGTCAGCCCCGAGACCTGCAGCGGGTCTCGGCTGAACTTGGCGTGCATGAGTTCTCCTGCTGCGCATGTCGATGCAGTAACCCCCGTGTCGCTTGCCGTGTTTGCCAAGTAGGCGGTCGTCGCCTTCCCGGCGTCGCTGACGCAGTTTGCGGCAGCCGGGTCGGGAAATGTGGCGCCCGTTGTCCCGTCATCCTCGCCATCCGCGACGCACACGATCTGCGTACACCAGACAACCGGATCGGTGCTCGTCCCGGCGTCCTGCCAGTTGTAGACAACGTCGATCGCCCCAGTCCAGTCTGCGGGGAGTTTTATTGTCACCTGGGCGCTCTGGGCGGCCGTCGCGGAGAACGACAGCACGCCCTTCGTCACGCCGTTGCTGCCGGTGACGCATTCGGCGGTCGGCGCGGCGGCCGACGGCGTATCCATCGCGGGGGTTGCGGATGCGCCGTTGCAGCCCGCCGCAACGAGCGGGAGCGTCACCTTGATGGGCGTCGGAATCGCGTCTGCGGTGTTCAGCTTCAGGCCCAGCGCCTCAGCGTTGACCAAGGCGTACGCGCTGCCGTCGCAGGCGCAGTAGTTCGCACTTGCCCCCGCGACGGAACAGGAGCCGACCGCTGTCGCTTGGACGTAGTAGATCGTGCGCCCGGCGCCGGCTGCAGCACAGGAAGGAAGGGACGCCGGGCTGGCGACGGTCTTCACCGCGCCGCCGAAGTCTCTGTTCACACCAAAGGACGCATCTGCCGCCGTGAGCCCCAGGGAAAGGGCCACGGCCAGAGAGACCGAGAATCGAATGAGATTGTGGTTTTTCATCATGGCCGCGGCTCCTTGGTTTCTAGTTCGCGTCTGCCCACGTCCCGGTCGCCGGGAAGCGCGGGTACCACACGCCAGCAGCGGCAGCATTGACTCCGACGATCGTCAGAGAAGACGCCGCAGTCGTGGTCTGGGCAGAGTCGTCCACGGTGTCCGTGACGATCGAGATGGTGTCGCCGTCGATCGGGTTCACGTTGACCTGCGCGGTGCCGATGATGTTCACGAAGGTGAACTGGCAGCCGACCTTCGCCTTCGGAAGATTGAAGGTCTGGTGGTCCGTCGCGCCCGCGCTGAGCAGGATGTACGCCTTGCCGCAATCCTTCGAGGTCAGCGTTCGTGTGGCCGCGGCCGTTGCGGCGATGACGACGGTGTCCTTGCTGCGGTTGACCACGTAGCCAGACTCCGCGAAGGCGGAGCCCGGGAGGGCAATGGCGCACAGTGCCAGCAGTGCCAGCAGATGATTCCTGAAGCTCTTCACTAAAAGTTCTCCTTGAGGACAGATGCCGCAGTCCAGCGGGGCTTCGCCCGGCCTTCCTTGCGGTCGATGGTGTTCAAGAACTCCTGCAACTGCTGGTTCAGCAGCTCGGATTCTCGCGTTGCAATCTGCTCATCCACATTTGCGGCGAGCTGCGTTGACCAATACTGCACGGCCATGGCCAGTGCGTCCAGCTCGTCATCGTGGCGCAGTGCGCCGCGGTCGCGGGTGATCCGCGTGAGCTGGTAGAACAGCTGCCGGTACAGTTCCGGGTTCATGTCGTGGTCTCTGCGAATGAGGCGCTGGTCAACGACGAGCTTGTGGCTGTTCAGCACCGGCTCCAACACGTCGCAGATTCTGAGTTCCTTCTGGCCGACGCTCCGCACTTCCTCGATCGTGACAGCGTGGTGTGCTCTCAGCACGGGCTTCCACAATTCGACGAACATCCCGCCGCCGTAGTTCTCTTCGACGACGATCCGGTTCACCTTGTAGCGCGCAGCGACCTTGGAGAGCTTGGTGAGCGTGGAGAGCGAGAAGCCGTCCGAATACCCACCAGCGTCCAAAAGGAAAAGCTGGCTGTGGAGCAAACCGAGGACTGCGTAGCCTGTGCGGTCCTTCCCTCTTCCCGAGGGGTCGACCGCCATGACGATGCCAGTGTAGGGGCTCAGTTCCTGCGACGCGTGGAATGGCCGGTAGTACCGATCTCCCGCCAGCGCAACGACGGGGAGGTCTTGAATGATGTGGTGCGGCGCGCTGCTCCACACCACCCGGTTCGGGGCGACCTCGGGATCGAGGTCCATCACGCAGAGGTCGCTGATCTTTAGCGGGTAGCGATCGAGGTCCGCGAGCGTGGTGTCGAGCATGAACTGCAGCGCGAAGCCGGACTTGCCGTAGCTGGCCTCGCGCTCTAGGAGATCTTCGTCGCTGAACCGCTTGGGATCGGTGGGCTGGCCGGGCTTGGCGACGCCTCGGTCGAGATCGTCCTGCAGCATGGGGGACAGCATCCCACCGTATCCATCCCGTTGTTTGTCTGTGGGATATCGTGCGGGCCAGATGCGCATTGCGTACCCGCGAGAGGGGAGCTTGGAGTACAGCGTCTCCTCGGACTGGTCGGTCCCGAGGTAGACGATCTGCCCGTCCGGCTTGAGCACCGCGTCGAATTCTTTCACCAGATCGGAGAGCTTCTCTCGCTTGAGCTGGGTCTCGGAGTTGTTCACCACTTCAACGTCGTCTGCGATGACGAGGTCGGCGCGGCTCCCGGTGATCTGCCCCGTGACCCCGGTGCTCTTGACCGAGGGGGCGTGATCCGCCTCGGCGGGGGCCACGTCGAACGAGATGTTCGAGTCGCGCTGCCCTGGCCGGGGGCGCAGGTGCTGGAGGACTGGGATCTCGGAGATCAGCCGCTTGGTGAAGATTGAGAACTCGTCCGCCCGGGGCTTCGACGCCGAGATGACGAGGATGTTGATCTGCGGGGTCTTCAGAAGTCGCCAACAAGCATAGGCGGAGGTGATCCAGCTTTTGCCAACTCCTCGAAACGCCTTCGCCATTCGGCGGCGTGGGCCATGTTGCAGGTAATGTGCGATGTCGAGTTGCACGCGCGTCGGGGCAGGCAGAGACAGGTGTGCCCAGACGACGAAGAGGAACTTGCGGAAGTCGGCGAGGACTGCGTCGAGTTCCTCACTCAATTCATGCCTTCGCGCATCCTGCGCTCCAGCTCTTCGTCGGAAGGCATCGCCTGCGCAAGTGCGCGGAGGCCGGGGCTCGTCTGCAGGTCGGCCGAGATCGCGTTGTCATGCAGGAACGCCCGGGCGACGTTGAGGATCGCTGCGCCGGGAGAGACGGTGACCTTCTCTACGCCGGCCTCGCCGCGCACGGCCACCGTGCTGCCCTCGCGGATCTGCTTGGCAAGCTCGTGAGCCAGCGCGCCGTGAAGCGCACTCAGCGCCGCGATGGTTGCCTTGTCATTGGTGTCTGTCATGTTGCTCTTTCAGTTCAGCAGGGCTGTGCAGAGCGCGGGGTCCGCGTAGCCAGGGTCGAGGCCGTACACCCAGTCGCTGGCTGGGCCGTCGCCGACGCACCGCACGCGGAGGTTCGCCACGTCCCACTGGTTCGGGAAGACGACACAGGCGCCGCGCGGGACGAGGCCATATGCCGGATGGACGTAACACTGCACCTCCACCGGGAGGCATGTTTCACTCCACAGGAGCTGCTCTACCTCGATCATCGCGCCGGCCGGGCAGTTGCCGAGCGGAAAGTAGACCGTGGTGGGCACGGCGGTGTCGTCGCAGTCTGCGCCGGCCACGATGATCAGCAGAGCAAGGGCGCAGGCTGCGCGGCGCACTAGAAGACGCCCATCGTGAGATAGGCCCACGCAGCCTTGATTGCCGCGCCGCCGACTCCCGTGAGGACGTCGAACACGCCGGAGACGATGTTGCCACCCTCGATGGAGGTGCATTCGGACGTGGGGGTCTTGATGATCAGGCCTGTTTCACCGACCGGCTTGCACCATTCCAGCTTGGCGCCTTCGCCAAACGCGTATCCTTCGAGGAGGCCGTCTGGCGACACTCGACCAACTGCACACCCGCTGAGGGTGAGACAGATGGCAAGTGTCGCCAGGAGGCAACGAATCACTTCGGGGTGGCCTTGATGTGGGCGATCAGGTTGACCACCTGGGCGACGAGGGCGACGGCCGCCGCGAGGACGGACTCACTGCCGGCGGGGATAACGCCCGTGCTCACCAGGGCCACGACGGCCGAGGTGAAGAGGTTGATGCCGATCTTGACGAACTTGTTGTCCATTGCTCTCCTAGAGGTGCTTGAGGATGTAGTTTGCGATGAGGGCCGAAACGGCCGAAGCCGCAGCGATCCATCCTGCCACCTTCGAGCGATACCGCTCTAGGCTGGCGATTTTCTCGGTGTGCTCCTTGCGATCCTTCGCACACGACGCGCCCGCGCTGAGAACGTCTTCCAGCTTCCCCTCGATTCTCCCGAGGGAGCGCTGGATCTCGTTGATCGTCGCGGCTTCCGTTGTGGGCTCTACCATCAGTTCCCCCCGACGCCCAGCATGAACTGAGACCACGGATTGCTGGGATCGGCGGGCGCGTTGTCATCAGACACGAGCTGCTTGTTCATTTGGATGTCCTGCGCCTTCTTTGTGATCGCGGCCTGCAGTGTGGGGTCTGTCTGGATCAGGATGCTGCGGGCGATGTTGATCCGGCGCTCGAACACGTCAGAGATCATCTGCCGCTTGAGGCCCCAATCCTCTTTCTCCCTGCCGCCCTCGGGAATCACCGACCAGCCCGGTGTGGTTACCATCGTGTTCCACTCATCCTTGATGTCCTGCCCGGATACCGGGCCGGCCTTCAGGGCCAGGTGGATCAGCGCAGACCGCTGGTCTGGTGTGAGCGTGATTCCCTTGAGCTGTCGGAAGCGATCCATCGAGAGTGGTAGTTCCAGTCTGGCAACCTCCTGCTCGATGGGCGTGGGCGGCGCATCCATGTGCGCCCAGTATGGGTTGATCACCTTCATCGAAATCCCGGGCGTGGGGTCGATGGGGTCACCGAAGATGTTCCTCTTCGAGTTGACACCGTCTTCCATCCAGGGGGTCTTCGAGGCGATGTAGCTCCCGATCGAGGCGAGGATCTGCATGTGGCCGTCTTCGTCGCGGACCTTCCAGTCCTTGACCGTCTCGCCCTCGCTTGTGAGAGTCATCATGTCGGTGCGCAGGCCGGCGAACGGAATGAAGCTATTCGCTGTCGACGCGGCGAAGTTGAGCATGTTTCGATCGGGGTCGGAGATGGCGTCCGTGAGACCAGAGATCCCCTTCAAGTAGGTCTTGTTGGAGATGGTCTTCGTGAGCCCGGTGAGCATTGTCCACCCAAGCTCCTCCCAGTCCTTGTCCTCGATGTCCCCGAAACCTTGGGAGATGTCTCCCATGATCCCGAGGTACAGCCCGATGGGATCGGCGCGATTGAAGATCAGGTAGTGCGGAGCGCCGCCAAGACTGATCTTGATGGAGTTGGGGATCTTTCCGTCTGCGAGCCACGCGGCCTTCTTGATCGGGTCCGAGGGGCCCTGTCCGACCAACACGCCGTTCTGGGCCGCAGTAAGGGCTGCCGCCAGGAAGGACGTGCCGATCATCATCTTGCCGTACACCTCGGTCATCTTCTCCGGCCCAAGGGCGCCGGACATGGCCTTCCAGTTGTCGCGCATTACCAGCCCGAGGGGGCTTCGGTTAGCGCCCCAGCGGATGATGTTCGTCGGTGTGCGGACGAACGGAAGCGCGAACTTCAGCATCGGGTGGTGGTAGGTAACGTTCTGGACTGTCTTGCCGAAACCGACGAGGGGGTTCTGGAACGTGTTCTCCAGCCCAACACCCTTTGCGGTCTTCTCCAGCGCAGCGAGCCGTTCGGGAGGCGCGTTCTGGAGCCAGTTGTCCATCCACGCCCGCAGGTTCTCGTGGGGCACCCCGGCTTCCCGGGCTGCTCCGCGAGCGGCAGCCTGCATCTCTGCCATGTAGGAGAGGTTGTAGAACATCGCGTCCGCGGTTGTGAGCAGGCGGCTGGGCATCCGTGTGACGGTCCCAGCGAAATCAACCCACTTCGCCATGTCAGAGAAGCGGGTGTCAGCGACCAGCGCGCCAGTGATGGCGTTCTGGCCGGAGCGATGCAGGATGTCCTGGCCCACCCCGCCGTGCAGTGCCTGCCCGGTCCTGAGTGCGGTGTACGTGTCTTTCCATACACCGGCATTGCCAGAAGCGAGAAGGCTCTCGTCAACCCGCATCCCGAACAGCCGACCAAACATCCGCCCGCCAGCGACGATGGTATCCATGTACGACGAGTACCGGTCCATCGTCTGGTGGTAGGCCAATGCCGAACCAGCAGCCCAACCCTCGCTGCGGATCGCCAGCGGGAGGGAGATCAGCCCCTTCTCGATGGGCGACCACAGAGCAATGCTGGCATTGGAGACGTTGTTGACGATGTTCGTCTTTACTCCGCTGAGAATCCCGTTGACGAACACCTCGTAGGCGACGTGCCGAATCTTGATCTTGGACGCTTCCTTGATCACGCCGGTCGCGTCGGGAGCGGCGGCAATTCGCTTTGCGAGTCGGCGGGCGCCGCCGCGGCTTCCGATGGTCTCTTCGAGAGCCACGGTGTCGAGCGAGGGAGTCTTGTACCCGCTCCGCATGGCCTCTCGCCGCATGCTCAGGGCTCGGGCGATGTTCGTCTGGGTTCCCTTGAGAAGCTGCATGACGCCCAGTGTCTTCTTCGCGAGGTCGACGAAGCGCGCCACGTCGTCAGCGTTGGGCTCTTCCACGTCGATCTTCACAGCGAGGATCTTGAGCTGCTCAGCCATTCCGCCCATGTAGGCTTCCATGGCCTGCATCATGTGCCCGGCGTTTCGCGTGGCACTCAGCATCCACCGACCACCAGAGGCGATCTTGTCGCCGCCCATGTCGATCAGGTTGTTGATGATCCCGCGCGACTGCGCGAAGGTCTCCGTGCCGCCGGTAACGGCGGGGAAGCGGGCCTCGTAGAGCTTCCCAAGGGCCTGCATGTGTTCAACGATCCCAGCAGGATCGTCGCCCATGATGGAGTAGTTGAACAGCCGCCCCGCTTCCTTTGCCGCAGCCGCGGGGCCCTGGGTATGGAGGATGTCGAGGTACTGTTCAACCTCGGGCTGGCCCATCTTCGGGGACCTCAGCGCAGCGGTGTAGGTATCCTTGATGCCGAAGGTGCGGACGGCCGTGGGAGCAAACGAGTCTGTCGCTGTGGCGGCGGCGGCCGATGCGGGCTTGGCGGCCTTGGTTTCGGCAGTGCCAGTGACAGCGGCGGGCTCGGCGCCCTTTGCGGCCGCAGCGGGCTCTGCCGGCGGCGGTGTGCCCAGTTCGTTGTGGACGATCTTGGGCTCGAGGAACCCGGTGTCGGCGTCACGCTCCCACTGGATGTCGTGCGTCGCAATGATCTTGTTGGTGTCCGCGTTCAGCTCGGCCTTGCGGGCCTCAACGGCAATCAGGCGCTCGTTGGTCTGCGCCGCCAGTGCGCGCTGGGCCATGAGGGCGTCGATGTTCCTTCGTTCGTCTGCGACGATGTCGGCAACCGTGCCGCCGCCCGCATTCGCAAGGCGCTGTCGCACGAACTTGGGGATCTCTCCACCCTCCAGAACGTGTCGCTCCAGGCGATCCTGCACCAGCGGGGGAAGGTTCTTCCACTCGGCCGTGTTCTTGAGCGCCGCATACCGGGCGTAAACCCGCACCAGGGCCTCTTCGTGTGCCAAGTGCTGTGCGCTACCAGACTTCAGCAGGGCGCGAAGGTTCCCGTTCGGATCTGTGGTTGCGAGTTCCTTGGTGAGGGCTGCGGTTTCTGCCGCGTTCTTTGCAAGGGGGGCCGCAAACAGCTCTCCCTGCGCGACGCTCTCCGCGACCTTGCCCTTCGCGGTGTTCACGAAGTCCAGGGAGTGCTGGTGCCCAATCTGCGCTTCGATCACATCCCCAACGACCTCGGTGACCGTGGCGCTGGGAACGGTGGCAGTTCCGGTCTCCTTGGCGACAGCCTTCCAGCCGGAATACTTCTGCTTGGCCCACTTCGCGCTGCGAAACAGTCCGCCCGCGAGGACGCCAAGGCCGGCGTTTTCGATGGCCGAGGCGAGGTACAGCTCCGCGAGGGAGTCCTCCTTGTCGGAGGCGAGGAAGTTCAGGACGGGGTTGTCTACCTTGGAGTAGTCTCGGACGAGGTTGGCGATTCGCTCGTCGTGCGGGTCGAAGGACACTACGCCGGAAACGAGGCCGGCCGTGCCGTTCGAGAGAATCCACTGCCCGGCCTTCGAGGCGGTTAGCAGGGCGGCGCGGGCCTCCACCGCGGCGACAGCGGGGCCGGCGCCGAGGACCGTGGGTGCCAGGATCTGACCGAGCCCGTGCGTGAGCGATCCGACGAACGAGAGCGGTTTCAGGAAGTCCGACTTCCCGATGGCAATGAGTGCCTCCGCGTCGGCGTTGAGCCCGGCCAACCCGGGGGACACGGCCGCCAGGAATGCGGGGTCGAGCTTCTGCCCGCCGATCATCTCCGGAATCTTGCCGGGGATCGAGAGGATGTTTCCAAGCCCCTCGGCAACGCCACCGAGGGGGCTGGGAACGGCGGCGTTCCATACCTTGTGGAAGAACCCCGCCTCTTCGTCCTTGGAAGGCTTGGGAGCGAACTCTCCTCCACCCGCCCCAGGCATCTGCATGTCCAGCATGCGCTGGAACGCCTCATCGTGGGCGCCCGAGACCGCCGAGGGTGCGCGGGCAGCCATGTCGGGCACTGCCGCCGCCGTCGGCTCGGGGGGTGCGGGGGCGGCGGCCTGGTCGGCCTCTTCAGCCGAATCCTCAGCCCGCATCTGCTCGACCTGGGTCTCGATCGACCGGAGCCGTTCGTCGGCCATGTCGGCAGAGCTTCTCTCTCGGTACAGGAGCCCGGTGTCGTTTTCAGACGGCGGTGTGGGTTGAGCCATGCTATTCCTTGTTGCCTATTTCCCGGCGGGGGCCCCAGACGAGGACTTCGCAAAGCTCACGATTCCTTCGAGGAACTCCTCGAAGGTCGTGCCCGGCGGGAACTTGTTCTTGTGTACTTCGAAGATGGAGACCAGCTCGTTCTGCCCGAACTCGGACACACCAGATCGACGAGCAGCGATGTACTGCTCTGCCCACTGGAGCACCTTTGCTCGGAAGTCCTTGGTTCTTCCAGCCCGACCGTCGGTGAAACTGTTGACGACGTTCTTCAGCGCCTCAAACACAGGAGCCGAGTTCTTCACCAGCTCGGGAGACAGCGGATCAACCAGCGTGTTTGGCGTTGAGTACTGCGCTCCGGGGACGGTGTCCCTAAACACCTTTGTCTTGCCATCCACGCGCTTCTTCAGTGCATCGTACAGCTCATCAGACCGCTTGATGACTTCGTTCATTGGGCCCTGAACAAGCTGCCGTTCAAACCTGGTCTGCTCGTTGAGGATAAGCATGTTCAGCGCCTGTGCCTGCTTCTGGCTAAGGGTGCCAACAGAGCCAGTTATTTGTCCGATCTCGCTGAGGAGGGCCTGCGCGTTGCTCGTGAGCAACACGTCAATCTTGCGCTTTGTCTCGTTCACTTCCGGATTATGTCTGTAGACGATCGCCATCTGGTCGTCGTGCGCGTCGAGGCTGTCTGCCTCGCGCAGCACGTCCGGGCCATCCGTACCGAACTCGCCGACGAAGGCGCGCTGCCGGATGGCATCTCGATCGGCGCCGGGAACCTGCATGGAGACCCGGGCAGCCGCAGCCGCCTCTCGGGTAGCCTGTGTGTCGTCCGCCCTCGCTTGGTTCTTCAGCGTAGAGATGGCAGACAGGGCAAACCCAGGGTCCACCTGAAGAAGGCGCGCAGACGCCCTGTCAAACTGCGGACCAGACCGGATGCCGCCAATGGCCAGCTTGGCAAACTCTCTGGTTGCGGCGCGGTCCTCTTCCGCTCGCGCGTGGTCTTCGTTTGCTCTGGCGCGAGATTCTAGTTGAGCTTGTTCGCTGAGCATCTGGTGCTCTGCCTGCTTCATCTGTGCATCGAAGGAAAGGTCGTTTCCGATGATGTGGCCAGACGGAAGAGAAACCAGTTTGCCAAGCACGCGCGCCTCTACGAGGTTCCCTGCCAAGATCAGGTCTCGCAGCACCTCGGCAGCAACCTGTCGAATTGCCTCGGGCCGCATGCCGGTTCCTTCGTCGACCCGCAAAGAGGCAGACAGCTTCGCTGCAATCGCAGGGAGGTCGGCCCCGACCACAGTGGCGCCCTTTGCAAGCTCAGCAAACTCCGACTTGGCGGCGTCTACGTTGAGAGCGTACGTCTGGTCGGCCTGCGCCTTCGTCAGCGAAGCAAGAACCGCGTCCCGCGTGGGGTTGAAGTGTGCATCGAAGTTGGCGACGAACGCCGCCTCCTGCCCGCGGGGGCCAATGGCTTGGTCTCTGGTCTCCTTCAGTGTCTTGTCGATGGCCTCCGGCGAGGAGTTGTACAATGTCGGGTCGTTCTGGATCTGGCTCGTCACACGACTAGACCACGCGGCTCCGGCCTCTTTGCCCTGCCGGCCGCGGATCACGAGGTCGGCAAACGCCCGGTTTGCTTCGGGGATGCCGGACAGATTCGCTGCAATCTGGTCCGGCGTAGCATTCACCGAGGAGTCGATCGCTGTCTGGAGCTTCGCCTCTTCGAGACGCCGCTTCTCTTCTCGACCAACCGACAGGAACGAACCAACGGCACGGCTGAAGTCTTCCGAAGACTGAGCAAGTGCGCGCGTGAGCAGAGCCGTATTGGGGTCTGTCCACGCCTTCTCGTCCCTGGGAAGCATCGTCCTGGCATCCCTAGCTAGAACGCGCAGTCCTGTGTCGTCTCGCGGCTGAGCCGCATCGGGAAGCGTGATTCGCTGGGGTGCCATGGTTTCCTTAGTTCTTCCACTTGTAGATGTCGGCAGCTCCAGAGGCCAGCGCACCACCAATGGAAAGCCCACCGGCAAGGTACGAGTTCATGTTCGCGGGCTGGGGAACGGGCTGCCCGGTTAGCGAGGTCTGGGCGTTGAGGTACGTCGCTGCGTTGCTCGCGTCGATACCCTCGCTAGAGAACTTCAGGTTCTGCGAGGTCCGGTTGAACTGCGCAGACTTCGCCATGTCGTACTCGTGAAGGATGTTGTCCATGCTCAGGCCGCTGAGCCCGGTGGACGCCAACGCGGCCCGTGCCTCGCCCTTGGCCTTCATCGAGGACACCGTCGTCTCGAAGTTCTTCGTGGCCGCGGCGCGCACTTCCTGGCTGCGCTGTAGATTCGCGGTCGCGTACTCCACGTTCAGGGTCTTGTTGACCTGACCCTGCTGCGTGTTGTTTATCGCCGACTGCAGCTTCGCCTGATAGTTGAGCTGCTGCGACTGTTGATAGGACTGCAGCGCCGTGCCAGCCACGCTGATCGCCATACCGATTATGGGGATCAGAATCGAGTAGCATGGGGGAATGCGCTTGCGCATTACAGTACCTCCTTCACAAAGAGCCAGAAGGGCTTCTTTCCCACTCCGTACTCCTCAAATCTCTGTGTAAGCTTGAAGCCGGCCCACTCCAGCCAGCGCATGTGCTTCTTGTTCCGCTCGTAGACGAAGTTCGCGAGAAGGCGATAGCCCCGCCCCAGCTCCTCCACGTAGCGCGGGCTCTCGACAAAGAGCTGGCGCTTATGCTGGAGGAGCTGGGGGGTTGCAAGGAGCCACGGTACGCCGATCGTCGGGTCTGGGTCGTACGGGCTCACGCCGAACATTGCGCAGAGGGAGGGATCTGCGACAGCCCAGGTCGACTTCGGGAAGTGGCGCACAGAGTGGAGGAGCCCCGGGAGGGGGGCCTGTCCACTGGCTATCAACACTTCCTCCCTGTCTTCCGGGCGGATGTTCTTTGCAAGCGCGATGCAATCCCAGATCGTCGCCGGTCGTACGAATGCAAGACCCATGGTTCTTACAGGCTCCTTGCCAGGAACGGCTCTGCTCATAGGCTTCGTGCGCGTGCGAAGTATTCGGCTTCCCACTCAGCCGCAACCAGGGACATCGGGTGCGGCTCGAACGTGGACGCCGTCACCTGATAGTCCTTGCTGTTCCGCAGGATCGGAACGCGAATTTCACCGTCCTGGGGTGTCCCCGCGGCGTGGTCGGTGATGTAACTCTCGTTCCCACCGTCGCTGCCATTGACGTACACCGTCATTCGTCCGGTGTTGGCGAACAGCAGCTTCATCGTCCGCATCTGCAGGCGGCCGGTGGTGATCGGTTCGTTCGTCCCCGGCTTGTGGTGAACCACCGGGGACAGTTCAAACTGGCTCAGATACCGAATCCCGACGACGGCCGAGCGGCCATCGTTTCGGGTGGCGGTCAGCGCCATCCAGCCCGTATGACTTGCGTTTGGTTCGAGGGTGATCGTCTCGCCGTTGTCGAGGAACACCGCGTACCCAAGCGAGCCGGCGGTGTCGTAGCCAATGCTGTTCCACACCACCGCATTCGCCCCGGCGTCCCACGTCCCGGCTACCGTCTTCCGGTAGTCGAGGTGGACGAGCCAGTCTGCGCCAGCACCAATCGCGTCTTCGGTGAGATCCATGTCCATGTAGCAGAGGTGGTATTCGCTGGCCTTCTCAAGGACGAGGTAGACGCGGTTGTCGCTGATGTCACCAAACACCACGCGGTCGCAGTCGATGGTGATCCTGCTCCAGCTCGACATCACCTTGTCCTTGCCAGCATGGAAGTATCGGTAGACGTAGATCGAAGATGCTTCGTAGTCAGACAGGGCGAACATGGTGCGGTGGCTTGCAGAGCCGAACAGCCGCGTGATGTCCGGCGGCAAGTAGTCGTCGATGTGGGCAGTGATGGACTCAACTTTGTAGCCGTCGACCTGCTCCTCGGCCAGGAACTCCTGGGCGGTGGTGTAGGTGCCCTGGTCCTGCACGAAGATGATCCGGTCGCCGATCAGACACGGGCGCACGTCGGCCTTCGCCTGGAACGCCGTGACCAACTCGCTCGACAGGTTCTTCGTGGTGAACTCGGGCGACTGCGCCCGCAGGATGTGCTGCCCCACGTCGGTGAACAGCACGAGCTGCTCGTTGAACGGGATGACGTGGCGGATGTTGGAGATTCGGTTGTGCGTGAGCTGTACGTCCACAGGATCGCTGTCGACGGACGTGGTCACGGTGGTGGGCCAAAGATTGTAATACTCGGCCACCTCAGAGAAGTTGAGGATCTCCCCGCCGGACAGCCCGAGGCGGTTTCGGTGAAAGATCAGGTCGGCAATGGGGACACCGACGATGCTGGGGGAGGGGGAGGTGTTGTCGTCTCCCGCCAGTCGCGAACCCCAGCCCAGGGCAACGATCTCGAAGTCCGTGCCGGACACCTTCGGGCGGAGTCCGTATGGGAATGTCGCCGCGTCCATGCTCCGCGCACCGTTGAACGTCTCGCGCCAGTAGCCGGCGCCGACGCTTGCCGAGTTATACCCGGCGACCGCGGCGGGCGGGCTCTCGATAGCGAACTGAACGTAGTAGATGTCGAACGTCGCAGACGGGGTGCCCTGCACCTTCATCTTCTGCCCGGCGAGACACACCGGAGGCAGATCGGAGAACTGCTGCACGGTCTGGTTCGCGGAGCGGAAGTACGATGCGAAGCTCCCGCCGACTGCGCGCGCGTCCCGTAGGACGGTGCCAACCGGTGCGGTCACCAGGACCAGCCCGGCGGGGTCGGTGGCGGAGTAGTAGATGACGCACCCTGTCGGGACGCCGGGGGTCGGCGTGCCGCGCAACGTGCTGATGATGGCCCCGATCGCGACGGACGCGACGGTCGTGGAACTCGTGTAGCTGATCGAGTGGTCAAGAACGGCCGCGCCCACCTGGCTCTGGTACCGGAAGCCGCAAGAGTCACTGTAGTTCATCCCAGTCATCCAGATCATTACAGCCCGGTCAAAAGTCGGGATACCGACATCCTCGGAAGCAATGGTGCCCAATGCCGGAGTGATGTTCTTGTTGACGAGGTAGGTGTAGTCCGCCACGGAGATCGCACGGTAGTCCTGCCTCGGGTTGGCAGCAGTCATCTGCGCGGTCGTCAGTGCGTTAGTCAGAGTCTTCAGCGACCCATCAATGGCTGAGAAAATCTTCGGGTTCGCGCCGGCCCCGGCCCCCGTGATTACCACGAGATGCTTGGTTGTCGCGTCCCGGTCCATCAGATGGATGAACGGGACGGTGCTCGGCACGGTCATGTTGAGCTTGGCGACGTGGAAGATCGGCGGCCGGCGGGTCGGGCCCGTCGCCACCGTAGAGAACATGTTGAGCTGTTCCTGCGCCTGCGAGGAAAGGCGGAGGGCGGCCGGCTGCCGGGTGACGCCGTTGATCAGCGAGGAGATGGTCTTGCTGATTAGCACGTCCGCTCCAGTGCCTGGAAGACGCCCGCAGCGAGAAGGACCGTGCGGCCCTGAATCGCCGCGTCTGCCTGCTGGAGATTGGCGTAGGCCGCCAGCTCGTCCTGAACCTGATACTTGTGCAGCGCATCCGAGCCCACGATGCGGTCTTGGAAGATGCGCGCGGCGCGGACGAAGATGTACTGTCGCGCGTGCTCCATGAGGTCCGTCCAGGGGAGCAGCAGCGTCGCCACGACGGTGGCGGTCTCTCCGTTGGTAATCGTGGCAGTTCGCGCCTCGCGGTCGTAGAGCACGAGCCCGCGGAGAACGAAGTCCCGCGCAGCGCCCTGCGACACAACCAAACACGACAGCGTGTTGGACGGAAGAGTGAGTGCCGAAGATGCCGCGACGAGATCAATGGACTCGCGGTTGAACCCCCAGGCGGACGACAGCACCTCGCGATAAACGCGTGAGAGGATCGTGTACGCCATGGTCGCGTCCGCGTTGGCTGCGGGGACGGGCAGTGCGGCCACGCCCTTCTGGCCGACCGCGTCGAGCAGTGCGTTCACTGCTTCCAGCTCGGTCGTCATCGTTGTGGGAAGTGCCAATGTGACTCCTAAGAGAGGATGGGTGGGAGACAAGAGGGCTTGCGCCCCAATTCAGTGCCTCCCACCCACCAGCAACCCACCCTACTAGGCGGTCTTCAGCTCGACAGCGCACTCCGGGCGGAGCACACCGAAACCGAGCGCGTAGCGCGCGGTCATCAGGTCACCCAGCCGGCGCGCGTCGCGCGTGTGCTCGATAGTGAGATCCTTGAGCTTCACGACGCCCGCGGCCCACTTGGTCGTGATCACCGCGATGTTGGTCGTGTAGCTGAGGTTCAGGCCCATCGTGGTCAGGTTCGCGAGGTACGTCGCGTCGGAACCGGCGCCACCGCCGGCCGTGGTGGAGTCGTCGAGCCGGGGGAGGAGGTTGGTGAGCTGGAGGTTCACGCCCGCAACCTTCGGGATCGACGCCTCGGCCAGAGAGCCGCGCCCACCCCAGAGGGTGTTCATCAGATCCTTGTTCGACGCGAGCAGGTAGTACTGCGCCGGGGCCAGGAAGCACGTCTTCGTGTCCGTAGGCGGCACGTCCTTCTCGGCGAAGTTCTGGACCGCGTCGAAGATGCCCGTGGCGATCGTGTCGGCGTCCGTCGAGTACGCGGCGTTGATCTTCGTCAGACCCGCCGGGGCCTCGCTCATCCCGCCATAGCCCGAAGACTTGCGGGCCGCAGCGATCATCGTGCGGAAGGCGTGAAGGTCGAACTCGCGCGCGAGCGCGAAGCCGGTCTCGTTGGAGTAGACCGACCGCACGTCGTAGTGGTTCATCGCTTCGTCGATCTCGGCGAGGAAGCACGAGGACACGAGGAAGCCCATCACGTTGATGATGCGCTCGCCGTGGCTCATGGCCGTGCCGAGAATCTCGGCGCCGGGGACGTGGTAGCCGGCCGCATTGCGCCAGCTGGTGGGGAACTGCGCACTCTTCCCGTTCGCGATCGTGCGGGTGTAGATGTGCGGCTCGGAGACGGTCGCGCGCTTGTACGCGGTCAGGACTTCCTGGCCGAATACCTTGAGAAAGAGCGCGATGTAATCCGTGCCGGTCGCATTGACGCGACCCGGGCCGGATCGTACTGCATCTGCCATTCTGTTTTCCTTGAAGGACTAGAGGTCGAGAGCGAGCTTCGCGATCACGTCGTTGCGATACGCCTCGTCACTCTCGTACCGAGGGTCGGACATCGCCCTCGTGATCTCGGCCTGACTGCGGAAGCCGCCGGGCGTTTGCCCTGTCTGGTCTCCGGTCAGAAGCCGGGGCTCCTGTCCAAGCGTCGCTTCAAAGCGCGCGTGGAGCCCTTGGATAGCGAGCTTTCGCTGCTCACCATCGGAAGTGAAGATCGCCGTGTTGAACGCAGCGATCTCTGCTTCGTTGAGGGCCTTGGCGGCCCAGTTGATCATCTCGGCGTACTGTTCAGGACCGCCGACGATCTTCTTGTCGTTGTATTCGAGAAGCTCCTGCCGGGCCTGCTGTCCCGCGATGAACTCCTCGACGAGCGCCTTCGGCAGGCCCTGCGCCTCCAGAGCAGCGAACGACTCTGCGCTCAGCTCGCCGTTGGCGACGAACTCGTCGCGGAAGGCGTTGATGTCCATGCCCTTCGACGCCACGACCGCAGCAGCAGCCGCGGCGGGGTCAGCCGCGGGGTCCGCAGCCGGAGCTGTGGCGGGGTCGGGCGCTGCGGGTGTGGCAGGAGTCGCGGCGGGCTTGGCGGGCACGGCGAGCGCGGGTGTCGCGGCAGGCGCGGGCTGCGCAGCCGGCTCTGCGGCCGGCGGTGTGGGTGCGGGCGTCGCCGCGGGGGCGGGGGTCGGCCCGGGGGTGACGCTGATCTGCCCGTTCACCATCTCCGAGACGACGGCAGTTGAAGGCGCCGGCTCGTCACCGGCCGGGAGGCTCGTGGAATACTCCGCCATCTAGGCAACCCCAATTTCGAGGCCGCCGTCGCGGCCGATGCGGCAGCGATTACCGGCCTCGTCAACCCACACCACGCCCGGGACGCGGCGGACCATCTCTTCCAGCGACGGGCGCGGGACAGCGTCCGGGGCGGCTTCCGGGGCGGTCTCAGCCTCCTGCGGCTGCGGCTGCGGCGGGGCCTCCGCCTCCACCACCGCCTGGGGCTCCTGCGATTCCTTGGATTTTGCCATTCTGAATTGCTCCCTTTGCCACTTCCGTCGCGATGTTGCCTCCGGCCTTCATCATCTCGGGCATGGCTTGATCTCGCATTGCGTTCTGCTGCGCGGCCTGTGCGTCCGCCGCCATCTGCTCGTCCGACTTGATCAGATCCTTCACGTCGATTCCGCGCGCCGTCGCCATGCGCTCCATGAGCACGGGGCCGTCCAGCGCCTGAGAAATCGCAGGGTCCACCTTCGACAACACTTCGAGGTCCGAGACGAACCCCTGATACCGAGTGAGATCCTGGCCGCGACCGATGGCCTCGAGGCCGGTGACGATCGTGGGCTTCACTGCTTCCTTCGGCAGCGTCGGAATTTCTCCCTGCTTCTCCATCTGCAGCTGCGTCCGGCGAACAAGCGGAAGCTGAAGCTCCTGCGACTGGATCGAGTAGACACCGCCCAGGGTGTCCTCCAGCTCGCCCGCCATGAACCGAATCTCTTCGGCCGTGACGCGCTCCCCGGGGCGCTGGATTGCAGTGTTGAGCATGAAGGCGTACGCGAGCTGATCCTTGATCTTCTCGGCTGTCTCCGATGCAACACGCAGGTCCGCCTGCTTCTGCGACTGAACAACCGTGACGTCCTCGGCGTTGCCGTACGCAATTCCGCCGTTTGGCAGCAGTTCCAAGTCGGCAACTTTCGTGGTTGTGCCCGGCTTCACCAGGACGATCATGCGCGCCGCCGCAGCGGAGCCCTCGACGATCGACTGAGACAACGCCTCCAGCGACTTGAGGTCGCCGACGTACTCCTCGGCGTGCCCACGCCCGTAGTCCTCGCCGTCCACCTTGTGCCAGCGAAGCGGCAGCCAGGGGGATGCGTCGAGCGGGTAGCGGCCGTTGGAATTCGGGACTACAACACCCGCGCACTCTTGGATGATCGTGTAGCGGTCGGCCTTGCGAAGGACGCGCGTGTAGATGTCGACGTCGGTTGATTCCACCGAGTCGGGATTGGCGATGTTGAGGTTGGTCTTGACGAGCTGGCGAATGTCCTTGGGAACCGTCTGGATGTCAAGCGTCTCCTGAACGATCAGCTCAACCACGGTGCCCATGGCGTCGCGCTTGACGCAGTAGCGGTCGAGACGGAAGCCCCGCGCGCCGCCCTCGGGGGGCAGGTACAGCAGGTAGTTGCCGGTCACGATGAGGTGCTTTAGTGCAAGGAAGATGGGCACACGCATCGCGGTGCTCTCGATCTTCTTGGTGATGCCGCGCTCGATCTTGGCAAGAGCCGTCTCCACCTCGGCCTTGATCTTCGCCTCTCCGCGGGAGAGATCGTCGATGACGCTGTCGAGCATCTCGAACTTGAAGAACGGCTGGTTGGGTGGGAACAGGGCCAGCAAGAGCTTGCTGGCGAGGTTGTTGACTCCGCGGGCGCCCATCGACTGCCACGGCGTCTTGAACACCACCGCGTTCTTGCGGTTGTTCTTCGCGCCCGTCCCGGCGCTCTGCGGGAACAGTGTCGGCAGGGTGAGCGCGGAACAAACGCGAGCGATGTTGATGAACTGGCTGCGGTCGGCGTTCAGCTGCTCGAACCGCTTTGCGAGCGGACCACTGGCGGTGCCGTTCGTGGGGTCGTGCATGGTGCTATTCCTTGGGGATGGAGAGGCCGCTCGCGCGGATCGCCGACGCGATGGGGATCACGAGAGAGCTGCGCCCGGGGACGGCGCCGCGGCTGGTGGAGGGGGCCATCGCTTGCCGCTTGACGGCCTTCGAGCCGGTAGGGGCGAGGGGCTGTGGGCGGGGTTCCACTTTGCTCTGCACCTTCTGCGTGATGGCCTCCCATGCGCCGGGAGCAAGGCCCGTCCCGGGCTGCACGTTTGTCACGCCCGGCCCGGTGGCCGGCATTGTCGGCTTCGGAACGGTGCCGGGCCCGGACCAATTCCACTGCCCGTCCGAGCCGAGCTTCAGCCAGCCGATCTGCTTGTACAGCGCGATGGCCGCCGCCTCCGACAGCGGCTGTGCCGAAGACGAAACGGTGCCATCGTAGACGCCCTGGGTCACCAGCTGCCCGGAGCCGGGCGGGTACTCGACAAAACCGGGGGGAACGACCATGGCTACAACCCACCAATCTGCAAGCCGCTCTGAATCACGCCCGCTCGCGCGGAGGGGATCACGAGCGAGCTGCGGCCAGACCCGGCCTGCTTCTTCTTCTTGTCTGCGCGGAGGCCGACGGTGGCGCCCTCAAACTGCGGCACCAGGCTGTCGAGCTGCGTGGGCGCGAGGGCCGGCGGGGGCGGAGGCGGCGGCGGAGCCGGGGGCTGCTGGTACTGCTTGGGGATCTTGGGGGAAGACATGAAACACATTTGCCGGGTTGCTCCAGTTACCCCCTGCTCTCCGAGCGAGCGACGAGGTCGAGAAGGAAGGTGACAACGCTCCTCCGCCCAGCATCGAACCAAACCTTGCGGTCTGGGTCTGACATGGACGGGCAGCGTTCGGGGAACGTGGCGTCGAGCTGGTCGATCAGCTCGGCCGCCAGGACAGGAATGGAGGTCAGGGGCTCGAGTTTTGCCATGTGGTCCTCAATAGCAGTAACCTTGGTAGCGATTTTCCTCGATCACCCTGCGTCATCGTGCAGGTCACGCCAAATATGGGCGTGCGCAACACCCCACTCCGCGTCGTGATCGTACTCCCTGATGCTCTCCTGCTTCGAGCTGCGCCACACTTTGACGTGAGCCCACTCATGCATGAGGATCAGGGTGGCGGTGTCTTCATCGAGGTCGCGGGCTAGGCGGATGCGGAAATACCTCCTCCCGCCCGCGTCGGTTCGCAGGGAGGAGTCCCCAAACGCACCCGGCAGCGCCGCCCTGCGGAGTTCCACGGGGTACGCTGCCGGGTGATGGAGTCGAAGGAACCGCGCCACCTGCCGCAGAGTCAGGTTGAAGCCGGCGGGCACTGCTGCCTCCCCTAGAGCGATACGGTGGAGAACTGCTCGCGCAGCTTGGCTTGGTCGCCAATGACCACACCCCTTCGGATGTGGCCTACCTGCAAGCCAACGTGGATGTAGGTCGGCATCCCCAGCAGCGTCAGCTGCCGGCAGATGTTGACGTCCTCTCCGACGAAGCTGCGTTTGTCCACCCGGCACTTGATGGAGAACGGAACGGCCACGGTCTTGCCGTTGAGTTCGATGTCCATCACCTCGGTGGCCGCGTTGCTCAGCGCCAGCGCGGCGTGCCGCGAGAGCATGAGGAACCCGGTGCCGGTGCCATCGACACGCACGAGGTTGTCCCGAATCACCGCGCCCGGGATCACCCCGTGGACGTAGCTATCCTGGTGGCGGCTGACATAGGACACGCCGATGACGTCCTTCTTCGCAGCCACCAGCTCGGTCACTGCGTGCCAGGGCCACGACATGTCGGCGTCCACGAAGAGAAGGTGTGTCGCCTTCACCGGGTGGTCGAGGAACTGCGTGAGCAGAATCGACCGCGCCTGTTCGAGGTACGGCTTCCCGCAGAGCGGTGCCCAGAGCACGCCGACCTGCTGAGAGTACACGTTCGCCATCGTGTCGATGAGCGACATGACGTACGGCTCAGGGAAGTCACCGGAGTGGCAGGGGGTGGCGATCATCACGATGGGCATGGTCATAGAGAAGCTCCTCCAAAGGTAATCACGGTGTCGCCATGATCGCGTTCGCGACGTGCTTGCCGAACCGCAGCGCGCCAGACGAATAGCCGGGACACGGGACCGTCGAGACACCCACCGGGCAGAAGTGCAGCCCAAGCGGCTCGCGGATCAAGATCGTCCCGTTCACACAGCCCGTCTCGGCCGTCTCGCCGATCAGGCAGGGAAGGCTTTGCGTGTAGGCGCCGAGCAGAGAAACCGACTGGCGTGGCGCGGGCGTGATTGAAACGACGGGGTACGCCACCGCTAGGCTGCGGGCAATCCGAATGATTTCGTCAAGGTTCGCGTTGTGCGGGGCCATGAACGACCCGACTGGCGGCGGCTCTACGAAGACCAGCGGCGTTCCGTGCGCCTGCGCGGTGGCAAAGAACGTCTCTAGGTCTGTCTCGAACTGTGCGAAATACTCCTCGGAGCCGAGCGGCCACGCTCCACTGCACGGCGTCAGACTGTTCCCGGCGGTCTCGACGACGACGAGCGCGAGGCCCGTTTGAATGTCGGCCAGGAACGCCGGCAGGTAGTTGCAGAGCGAGCCGCCGGGATACTGCTTGACCTCCCCGTACCAGACCGGGTCGTCCGTAAGCCGCTGCTTGATCGTCGGCGCAGCCTCGCGGATCAGCGAGTCTCCGTAGACAATAACGTGCCGCGTGCCGCAGTCTGCGGCAATGAGCAGCACCTGCAGCAAGCACAGGGCGAGAGCGAGCGAACGAATCATGCCGAGTACCGCCTGTAGAGCACCGGAGTAGAGGTGCCAAAGTTGATGTCGTGGGTGGTTGCTCCGGCCGTGAGCGGGTTGGGAAGCGCCGCATAGGTGAACGCTGTGAGCCGGTAGCCAATGCCCGGCACGCCCGAGACGACGCCGAGAGCGTTCCAGAACGCTTCGTGAATCGTCCCACGAACGACCGGAGAGCCGCCGTCAATCGTGAGGGCAATCCAGTAAAGGGCTCCGGGCGTGAGCACGCGGGGCGTTCCGAGTGTGTACGCCTTGGCGCCTGTTCCTGTAAGAGAGATCGAGCCGGAGTCTTCGAGCAGCGCGTTCGGGTAGAGAGTCGTATCAGACGTGTTGCTGTAGAGCCCGATGCGGCCGTTCTGTCCAGCCGCCTGGGTCGTAACGTCGAACATGAGCTGGTCAATGGTTCCGCCGCGAACCTCGATGAACGAAATCAGCCAGATCGTGCCCGTCGCAAGCGTGACGCCGGCACCCGTGCCATAGCAGTGGTGACGACCCGCCGGGTAGTAGTTGGCGGCAGTGACGTGCTGAAACTTGTCGTAGAACGCTCGCTCCGAAAGCCGAGAATCATTGCCAGCACAGGCTTGCGCCGCGCCCGTGCCAAGAGTACGCATCGACGCCGTGGCTGCTGCGCCGTCCTTGTTCGCGGCCGCCACCTTGGCATCTGTGATTGCGAGCGCAGCGACGGTCGGGTTCGGAAAGGTTCCCGTCAGGTCTCCACCAGCCGATCCGTTGGGTGCGCGGCTGTTCGAGAGCCGGGCATCGTCTCCTGCGCAAGCAGTTAGCGCGCCTGTGCCAAGCGTGCGCCGCGACCCTGTTCCCGCCGCGGCGTCCACGGGCGGTGTCACCCAGTGGCTGTTGTAGTCAGCCCCGTCAATCTTGGTGAGCTGCTGCTCGGTGGTTCCGCCAGCAGGAACGCCGGGCCCGGTGGCGCCGGTCGCACCCGTTGCCCCGGCAGCGCCAGTAGCGCCAGTAGCGCCCGTGGCGCCCGCAGCACCTGTCGCACCAGTAGCCCCGGTAGCCCCCGCTGTAATGAGCTGCCCAGCAGCGTTGTAAAGCTCGGTTGTCTGCTCGGCCACTATTGCTGCTCCACTGCGCTGTAGTAGAAATCTACTCGCGATGCGTTGGTTGTTGAGTGCTCGATGTAGTCGCCCACTTCAAGCTCCGCCCGCACGACCAGCTTCCCGCCCGGGTCAACGGACACGTCGGCCAACTTTCGCGAGGTGCCAGAGAAGTTCGCGTAGACGACTACCTGTTCAGCCACGGTCGCGTGCGTGTTGAAGAACGTGCCCTTCACGACGCATTTGTACGTCGCGGTGAACGCTGTGGTCTTGGTAACCGGGAGCTGCCCCTCGGCTTTGCTCGCAATCGTGTTCGCCATTAGAGGTTCTCCATCCAGTACCAAGTGTCGTCGCCGGAGGCCGCGGCCAGCTCCTGCTGAAGCAGCAACACCCGATTCAGCAGGTCGAGGAACTGGGCGTTCGTGAACATCACCCCGCTGGTAAGCGCATTGCCAACTGCGCGCAGCTTCGCTTCCAGTACCAGACGCTCTTCTTCGAGATAGCGCGGGTCAGCCATCGCTCCGCACCAGTTCCGCAATCCACCGATCCAAGTACCACCGCGCCTTCTTCAGGTCGCCGAGCGCCGGGCCTTTGCGTCCTGCACGGGCGATGTACTTGACCACGTTGCCCAAGCAGAACCCGAGACCCCAGTCGAGGATCACGTCGATGGGCTCGTGCCGGCGCCCGCCGATGTAGTGCGGGGGGTGGCTGACGATGGTGTGCTCCGGCGGCAACACAGGGCGGCCGAGCGCATCAATGTCACACTCCTCCGCCGCCGCCCCCGCCCGCCCACTCATGTACGCGGTAACTTCCTCTTCGAGCCCCCGCGGCGGAGCGGGTACATCAGGAAGCCACCGACGATACGTTTTCGACACTATTCCTCCGTTCCGTAGACCGCATCGACCACGAGAAGCACCGCCCCCGCGACACCGCAGAGAACGCAGAACCAGATGAAGAACGCCGTGTTGACTAGGCGTGTGGCACCCACAGTTTCACCTCGCCGGTCTTGAAGTTGTAGTCGCCGTGCTGCAGGATGTAGGCCATACGAGCCATGAGCAGTGCGTGCTCAGCAGTGAGCCCCTTGCTGTCGTACGCTTCGAGAATGGCGTACCACGCCGCAACACCGTCGCCGCGCGTGCCATCGAGGATCTTGTCCGCACGCACGGGCCCGACACCGGGGCAGCCGGAGTAGCCGTCGGTCGGGTCTCCGGTGAGGATCTGTCGGTAGAAGTTGGCCTCAGCTTCGATGTAGCCGACATTGAACACGTCGTCTCCCGGCCGGCGCCAGTTGAAGTGCCAGCCGGGGGTGTTCATCAGGTCCTTGTCGATCGTGGCGATCACGGTGTCCTCTGCAGCTGTGGCCATGATCGAAAGCAGATCGTCGGCCTCCAGCGCCACCTCTGTCATCGATGGATACTCGCGCGACATCTCCCGGCGAACTTCCTTCAGCAACGTGGGCCGAACCTTCCCGATGCGGTTCGCCTTGTACTGGGGGTTTATGACCTTGCGGAAGTTCTCGTGGCCGCTCCAGCAGAGAACCAGGTCTGGCCCGCAGTAGCGCACAATTTTGCCAATGGTCTGGGCGGCCACCTCCAGCGCGAGGGGGAGATCGGTGTAAACCCGGCCACCTGCGCCGTCGTCCCAGTCGATCATGAATTGGGCTTGTGCGGCTGCCTCATATGCGATAATGTCCGCATCCACGAAAATCTTAGCCATTCAGTTCCTTTTGGATCTCTTCGTGTGTGAGGGACTCGTAGCGACGACGGTCGGTGTACTGTTTGCGTCGGTTGTCTTCGCGGGAGAGCCACTGAACATTCCCCGGGCAGTAATCGCCGTCGGGATTGATCCTGTCTTGACATGCACCTGGAAAATACGAAGGGCCCATGTCAGCCAGCCAGTTCTCGAAGTCATGCCAGCGGGGGTGAACCCGGATGCCGCGGCCACCATAGTTTGAGTAAGACGCGTGTGCTGGGTAAGTACACCGAGCTATCATACAGCTCCACCGGACATACAGGGGGGACTTCCCACGCCTAGAACAGTGTCCGTGAGTGCGATTTGCCTTGACGGTGGCTTCTTGCTGACCACACCCACAAGACCGAGTCGTCCCGTGCTTTACGCTTTCAACCCTTGCTTCCGTCTTTGCGCCGCATGAGCACAAATACAAACCGTACCGACGCATCCGCCCACCTGCTGTTTTACGAGTCCCTAAATCTTCAATCAACACCAACTTGTTTAGTGTGTCTGCGCCCATGTACCCCCGATGCGGTACTTGGCATCCAACGGACACCGAAGTGCGTAGTGCTCCCCGCTCCCACGAATGCAGTCCACCGCAAGCATCCCAACCTCGTTGGCGCAGCTCTCGGCGGCGTTCGTCTGCATCTCATCATGGGAGAAGAGCGCGGGCCGAGCCGGAAGCTGTCGACGCGCGATCTCTTCGTAGTACGCAACGAACGCCCATTTCATCACAACCGCGCCGCTGCCCTGCAGCAGCGTGTTCAGCGCAGAGTGCTGAGATCGCACGCGCGCCTTGCGGCCGTCGGGCAGGAGCAGATAGCCACGCGCAACAGCACCGGACACTGCCAACTTCAGGCGAGAGAGCCCGGCGATCTTCGCAATGAACTGTGCCTTCAGCTCTCCGGCCCGGCGCTCGGTGCAGCTTAGAATTGCGGCCAGCTTTGCGTTCCCGGCACCATAGAGGAATGCGTAGATGAACGTCTTAGCGGTGTCACGACTCTCAATCCCGAGGGCCTGCATCGTGAGCGAGTGAACATCACCTTCAATGACTTCGCGTGCGTACGCACCATCGTCGTAGCGCGCGAGATAGTGGGCGAGCATGCGGAGTTCCAGTCCGCTAGCGTCTGCGCCAACAAGAACGGTATGCTCGTCATCCGCCACAAACAGAGCACGGCATTCTTCACCATACGGATTCCCAACCTTCGGCACTTGGCTCATGTTCGGGTGAGAATGAGAACAACGGCTGGTGACGGCTCCCGTAGGATGCACCGTGCCGTGAATCCGCCCACGCCGCTCCACCTTGAGCCAAGCTTGACTGCCTTCTCCCAGTTGCCCGATTCTTTTGTCGACTGTCAAGTATTCTATCAGCGTAGGAATACAGGGGTAAGGCAGGTCCTCTAAGGTTGCTTCGTCTACCGTGGGCTTCCCGTTACCGCCGAAGGCGTCGGGCTTCCACCCGAAGAGCTGCACCAGGCGGTTCCCGATGTGGTCTCGGGAGCCGGGGTTGAACGTGACAGTGGCCGTCCGCTTGATGGGGACGCCTTTGACGTAGCCCTTCGTCGCATTGCTGCGCTTCGGGACAAACTCGCCGAGAGAGATTTCCCATGGCGGGAACATCGCAGCAAGCTCCGCCTCCAGTGCAAAGCGGCGGTGGTAGAGCTTGAGCAGGAGGGACTTGGCCCCCTCCACGTCAAACCGAATCCCACACTTCTCCTGCTCGAACAGAATCTTGGCAGCGCGCATCTCGATGTTGACTGACTCACCCGGCATCGCGCGGGCGAACAGGTGACCGAACAGGTGCTCGGTCAGCGCAACGTCCTGGCGGCAGTACACCAGCATCTCGGGGCTGAACTCTTTCCAGTCTGCGGTCTTCCCAAACTCGCCCTTGAAGTCTTGGAGGCGGTGCCCCCACGCCTCCAACGAGTGCCTGCCAATCATCGTCTTCGGGAAACTGGCATCCCGGGCAGAACGAGAGAAGTCCTCCTGCTTCAGCTCCGGGTAGATCATCCGAGACAGCACGAGCGTGTCGATCAGCTCGCCACCGGGATTGAAGCCGGGGAACAGTTTCTGAAGCACCGGGATGTCAAACCCGATAATGTTGTGACCCACGAGGAGCTGAGCATCGCGCAGGTAGTACAACGCCCGACGCACTTCATCAACACCAACGAACGACAGCTCCTCCCCGGTGTCGATGCTCCGCAGCACTGCGCAGTGAGCAGTCGTGACGGTGTCGAGAAGGCCGTCGGTTTCGATGTCGAACACCACGCGATCCATGCGCATTAGAAGTCCGCCTTCTCGACCCCGTTGGGCGCGTCGCTGGGTAGATCCTTGCACTGGGTCAATCGCCCGGTGTCGACGTTGAAGTACAGGGCTCCTGCGAGCCCCGTCTCCCCGGTGAACCGATTCTTCAACACGCGCACCTTGGTGATGTGCCTGCTGGTCGTCGCCTGCTGATCGCGTTCGAGGCCAATCACCATGTCAGACAGCTGCCCGATGGCCGCGCTCCCGCGTAGCTGCGAAAGCGAAGTCTCGGCCCCGTCTTCGTGGCCCTTCCCGTCCGGTCGCTTGAGATGCGAGACCAGCAACAGCCCGATCCCCGTCTGCTCTACGAGCGAGCGAAGACGGGTCATCAGAACGTCGATGTCCTTGCGCTCGTTGCTGCTCTCCGTACCAGAGATCGCAATGCTGATATGATCAAGCACCACCCATCCCACCGAGCATTGCTTAGCCATCGAGCGTATCCGCGCAAGCAGAGTGGCCGACTCCAGTGATCCCCAATGGTCGTATAGAAAGCAACGCCCTGATCCGACTGTCTGATCGAAAGCCGCACGTCGCTCCTCCTCTGTGACCGCGTCTGGGTAGATATGCAACCGCCGGCTCGCGGCGATCGACATGAGTGACAGCGCGGTGTGTTTGACCGACTCCTCAAGGGCAACGATCCCGACACGCTGCCCGTTCCGCAGTAGGTTGTATGCGATCTCCCGGGCGACCTGCGACTTGCCGATGCCAGTCCCCGCCGTCAGGGTGACGATCTCTCCTCTGCGCATGCCGAGGGTCAGTGCGTTCACTGCCTCCCACGGATAGTCCACCGACTCCCGCGTCTCCTCGGAAGTGATCAGCTCCCACAGTTCACTGCCGTCCAGAATTCCATCCGGCCGGTACGGCGTGGCCCGCCAGATGGCGTTGATCACCTCATCGCCCCGCCCCGCGACGAGCATCTCGTTCGCGTCCTTCAGCGGGAGCTTCGCGATCTTGGCCTTGCCTGGAGTAAGAAGCTCGGCGACTTCCTTGGCTGCCGCCTGGCCGGGCTCGTCCATGTCGAACATCAGGACGACGGTCTCGAAGCCCTCGACGAATTCGAGGTTGCGCTGCACGGCCTTCGCCGCGCCGGCTGCCCCGTCCGGCACCGAGACGACCGGCCACCGGTTCTTCTGGAGCTGCGACACGGTGAGCGCGTCGATCTCACCCTCGGTGATCACGATCATCTTGCCCACGCCCCAAAGCCACTGGCCGTACAGCTGCGGTGCGGCCTTGCGGTCCCCGATCCAGCTGAACTTCTTGCCAGGAGCCCGGAGCTTCTGGGCCACCTCCCCGCCATTGGGGCCGGGATAGGAACAGACGTGAACGCCGCGCTCTTCATTGACGCCGTAGCCGAACATCCTACAGGTTGCCTCGGTGAGCCCACGCGTGGGGAGGTCTCGGTACTGCTTCTCCAACAAGCCGGCGATGCGCTTGGCCGGCGCCGCTGCCGTTGTTGCTTGTCCCTCCTGTGTCCCGGGCTCGTGACGTTGACAACCGAAGCAATAGCCGTGCCCGTCGCTGTAGCGTGCCAGGTTGTCCCGGCTGCCGCAGCTGGGGCACGGCTCATGCCCCACACAGACCGAGCCGTCCGCGGCGGCGTGTGTCATCTAGGCCAGGTAGTACCGCGCGTACCGCTGGCCGCTGTCTGCTCGGCGGATCTCCGTCTCGATCGAGAAGTCGTTCTGATCCCGCAGCTCCGCGATTCTCGCGGCAAGGCGCATGCAGCCGAACTCGGCCTGCGCCAGGAGCGGGGTGATCGCGCCGTGTCGAAGCAGGTAGGCTCCGATCTTGTAGGTCTGGGACTCGTACAGCTTCATTTCTGCTCTCCTCCCTGCTGGTTGTCGTTGCCGGTTGCGAACCACTTCCGCACGTCAAACGAAGGGCAGTCCTTCGCTACGTGCGGGAGGTCTCGATGCCCCCGGATCTTGATGCCGGGGTACTCATTCTCCCACTCGATGAGCAGCCGCCTCAGTGCTGTGTACTGCTCTCGGGTGAAGTTGTCCTCGGCCTTACCATGACGATCTGTTCCACCAACGAGGCAAACTGCGATAGAGCAATAATTCCATCCAACAGCATGAGCCCCGATCTCGTCAGGGCGACGACCTGCTTCCACCGAACCATCTCGTCGAATGACCCAGTGGTATCCGATTCCCCACCACCCTCGCTGTCGGTGCCAGACATCGATCTCCTTGCGGCCGATGTTCATCGTCGGCGGCGTTGCGCTGCAGTGGACGATGCCGTGCGTTGTAATCTTACGCAGACCCACGCGGGAGTCCTCCGCAGAGAAGCACCGGCTCACGGTAGTGTCGGATGACGTACGGCACCGAGTCAGGATCTCCCGGGCCGCGGTTCCGCGCATGCCGCCGAGTCTGCATCAAGACCTCGACGGTCGGCGCTGCGTAGTACGTCGGCTCGTCCCCCGGCTCCTCCGTGACTGCGAACAGCCGTAGCTCGGCCAGCGCGCCGCACACCACGACATTCGGACTCCAGCTTCTACTCACGTTGTCGATGCCTCCTTCCCCCTGCACTCATACATCCACCCAGGCGGCACCTTGCGGTGGGCCCACGGGTAGCCGAGCTGCTCTGCATATTGTGCGTACGTCGTCTGACTCGTCTTGCTGATGCGCGCATGCGCGTTCGAGAACACGATCCTGATGTCGAGCGCCGGGTACTGCTGCTTGATCAGCTTCATCTTCTTCCGATCCTCGGCAATCCAGCGCCCCTTGGTCTCGATGATCATCGGGTCACCGTCGTGCTTGATCAGTACGAAGTCCGGCGTGTACCGCCGCCGAAGCGCCGGCTGGGCGAACTCCAACGTGGTCTCTTCGTAGGTGTACGGCTTCTGCATCGCGTCGAAGAAAGCCGCGGTAGCCTCCTCCAATCCGCTGCGGTAGCCGTGCTGAATCCCGTGGGCGCGCCGGTCTCGTTCGCTGCTAGAAGTCGGTAGCGTCGGCACCAGCACCAGCAGCACCCTCCTCCTGCGGGGCGCTCTCGAAGCCGCCCTCCTCCTCCTCGAATCCACCGAACGTCTCGCCGGTTACCAACTCCAGCACCTGCACGGCCTCGAAGTTGAGGCGCACCCCCGCGGAGCCCGTGTGGAACCAGCCGTTGATCGCGAACGCCACGCGGCACACCGAGCCGGACCAGACCGCCTCTGTCACCGGCTTGTTCTTCGAGTCGACGACGCGCGGCGGGCTCATGCGCTTGATTGATCCGTCCTTCTCTTTGAAGGCTGCCGTGCGCTTGAACGAGAACACGATGTCGCCGCTCTCTTCGTCCGCCGCGTACGGCTTCGGCGCCTTCTTCGCGACGCGCTTCTCACCCTTCTCCTTGAGTGCCGCGAGGTACTCGACGCACTTCGCATCAATCGCGTCGACGAGCGGCTGTGCGTCCGCGGCCGGCACGCGCAGCTTGATCTGCCACTCGCCCAGATCCTTGAACTTGGTGTCCGGCTTGGTGAGCTTGGGGTAAACGGCCGTACCCTTCGGCGTTGTCAGGAATCCCATTAGTCAGTTCACTCCCATTTCTTGGAGACAGCGCGCCTCCAGTTTTCCGGCATCGAAGCCCGCGGCGAGGATCTCTGCGATGAGATCCACCGGCAGCGGGCAGGCGTTCACTTCGACCCAGCGCCGGGCCCGGGCCGCGAATTCGGCGTAGCGGCTTACCATGCCATGGCATCATCGAAGGGGCGGAAGTCCCCCTCGTGAATCCAGCAGAGCAGGCCGACCACCACGACGATCAGCACGACGACCACCGACAGAAAGATCATGCTCGAACCTCCCTCTCCATGAACAGCTTCACCGCCGAGAAGGCATTCTCCTGGCGGTATGTCGCCGCCCGCATCACGTTGCCGGCGATCTCCAGCGCCCGGCGCGGGTCGACGCCAAGCGACTCACACAGAATCAGAAACGCGGCAGCCATCCCAACCGCCCGGTCCCCCTTGGGGTACTGCTGGACGCGGTCGATCACGGCCATGGCGACAGTCGCCGTCTCCCGCGGGGTGGCGTCGTCCGCCAGTCTCCGCTCCAAGCTGCTTGCCATGCGATGATCCTTTCCAAGTGGCGAGTGTTCCTCAAAGCAGTAACCTTGGTGATGCCCCCGGGGAAGTGCTTTCCACTAGGCAAACACGTAGGGGGACCGCTCGATGTCGTCTAGGCAGAGACCCCCGCGGATGGGAAGCTCTGGGAGTTTCGCAGCCAACTCCGGCGGTAGCGCGGCGCGGACCTGAGCAGCCCAGTTCTCCAAGATCGGCATTCGGTACATCTCGGCGAACGTCTCACGGAGCGCCTTGCCCAGCACCGCCATCTCGGAAGCGTGGGATGCGAACGAGTCGTGAACCACCGAGAGCGACGTGATCCCCAGGTCATGGGCGCGGTTGACCGCGAGTGTCAGGTGCGCCGCGTCAAGCGAGTGGACGAAGTTGGCCGCCACCGCCGCCCGCATCTTTGCCCGGTCCATGTCGATCTCGGCCTGACTTACCGTTGCCATGAAAAGCGTGCCGTGCAGTCGGGTCTTTACGCGGTGCTGCGTCGTTCGCCGGTAGTCCTGACACACCGGGAACCCAGACGGCGCAATCCACTGCAACGGTAGGTTCTGCTGCGACACCACATCCGCCACACCCTGCAGGTACTGCATGGCCGAGTGCGCAGCCGCGACCGTGTCCCCAATCGCACGCCAGAGCAGCGGGGCAAGCCATCGAACGGCTGCGTGTCCGTGCAGGTCGGCCTCCCCAAACGGCAGGCGCTTCCCCAGCAGTGCGTCGCGACGAACGCGCAGCTCGGCCGCGATCTGCGACCGCACCCCCTGCGCGGTGACGCCGTACGACAGCGTCATGCAGGGCTGCTTCACGAGCTTGCGGTCCACCAGACCGCTCTCGTGCCAGAGCTTTGCCATCGAATCGCCGACAGCGCACGCCTCCAAAATTATGTCGGCCAACCTACAGGCCACCGCGGCATACAGATCCTGCGGCGCGTCGCTGGGAGTGAGGTTCACCGCTGCCGCCCCCACCTCGTCGCGGAGCAGCGCGCTGAAGTGCTGGAGACCGGAGCACGAGCCGTCAACGTGGACGGGGAGGTGCGAGACGTAGCCCTCGCCCGACGGATGAAACACGCTGGTAGACACGCGGTCGGTGCCGATGTCGTAGCTGGTGGTGACGCTCTTGTTCTCTTCCCGGTACGCCTCCATCTTCCCCCAGTCGAGCACTGCAGCCAGGAATTTCCACGGCGAGCCCGCGTCACACCAGCGCATATCCGACAGTGGATCTGCATTGATCGAGTGCAACATCTCCGCGTTCTCTCTGGTCCATCGCTCCCGGTCAGCGAAGGACTGCTTGTCCACCCCATTGCCCCAGCACATCGCCACGTACCGCGTAAGCCAGCGCACGCCGTCGGCACCGAGCCGCCTGCCCTCGTGGAATTCCAGCAGCGCCTTGCTCACGTCGTCACCTTGGGGGTGGAGATTCCCCGGCACCGAGTACATGCGCCCCCGGAAGTCGAGCTGCACCGGGAAGTAGAGGCGCTCTCCCTTGAGCTGCTCGGCGGTGCGCATGCGCAGCGCGAGCGAGAGTCGCTTCGATGCCGTCCGGCGCTCTTCCTGATACGCGATTGACGCAGCGCGTCGCCACGCCTTGTCCTCGTCGCTCCCCCGCGCGCACCCCTCCGGGTACGGCAGCACCGGCACCGGGTCCGCCATGGGGACGCCAGGCACGCCGAGGTTGGTGCCGCGCAGGAGCTGGATGGTCTCGTAGATTTCCTCGTTGATCCGCCAGGGCGTGGATTGCACAGCGTTCATCGCCTTGAACGGCTCGACCATGCCGACTAGGTTGTTCTCGATCTCCTCCAGCTGCTCCGCACTACGCGTCTTGATCGCCGGGAGCCGCAGGTTGTTGTACCCCCCTTGGAAGACCGAGGTCCACGGCGCCGGCACCTCCGGCAGCGGCAGGTACTGCGGCAGCAGCAGCGGCCCCTTCGCATCGGCGTGCTCCATCAAATACAGCCCCCGCGCAGTCGGCGTGACGATGCGCTGCACCCGCCGGCCTCGCGGCATGGGGCGCGTCGCGATGCAGACCACGTCAGTCGCCTCGCAGAAC